GCACAACAAAAACTAGCGAGACTCGCGGTTGAGGCACAGAACCTTAAGACCATGAACGACCAAAGAAAAAGGAGCGAAACGCTAACACAAGCCACAGAAAGCGGCGTTATTAATCGTCCGGCAGACCTGGAAAGTGTGACTCAGGCTCCTCCGCCCCCTGACCCGAAAGCAGAAGAGTGGGCAGAAAGTAACGATTGGTTTGGCAAAGATACAGCCATGACCATGACCAGTTTTGTAATTCATCGACAACTCACCGAAGAAGAAGGGTTTGACGGATCGGAAGATGAGTATTATGATGAGATAGATAAAAGGATAAGAGAAGAGTTTCCACATAAGTTTAATGGAGAAACGCCTCCTCTTGAAATAGATAACCGTCCCGCCCAAACGGTCGCGTCTGCGACTCGCAGTCCGAAAAAAGGGCGCGGCAAGAACACTGTGAGACTCACACCATCGCAGGTTGCAATAGCTAAAAAATTAGGTGTGCCACTAGAAGAGTACGCAAAATACGCGAAGGAGTAATATATGGCTAAGTCCAGTAACAACGTAAAAGAAACAACTCGAGCTTCGCGCGAGGCCGATACTAGAGAAAAACAATCTCGACGTAAACCTTGGTCTCCCCCATCCGCATTGGATGCACCCCCAGCCCCTGAAGGCTATCGGCATAGATGGGTTAGAACAGAGGTCCGCGGACAATCTGACACAAAAAACATGTCAGCAAGACTCCGTGAAGGATATGAACCTGTGAGAGCAGACGAATATCCAGACTTTGAAGCTCCCACCATTGAAGATGGTAAACACGCAGGATGTATTGGGGTAGGAGGGCTGATATTGGCCCGTATACCTGAAGAAACCGTACATGAACGACAAGCTCACTTTGACGAAAGAACTGAAGGTCAAATGGATGCAGTCGACAACGATTACTTCAGAGACGGAACACATCCCTCTATGTCGGTTTCAAAACCAAACCGACAAACTCGTGTTACTTTGGGCGGTAAGAGAGCAGTCGATAAAAACTGATTTTTTACCGGTAAATATAATTCATCGTTATTAAGGAACTTAATAAATGGCAAACGTAGATAAAGCCTTCGGGCTTCGTCCGTACAAAGGTCTAAATGTTGGTTCGGCTGTACAAGAAGCAAACAAATACGACATCGTGACCACTGGATATGGTACAAGCATCTTTCAAGGTGACTTAACTATATTCGCAAGTGGGTTTATCAACAGGGCAGCAGCTAGTTCTGCTAACCTAGTTGGCGTATTTTCGCATTGCTACTATGTTGCAACTGACGGCACACCGACCTTTAAGAATTATTACCCAGCCAGCACAACTGCACTCGGAAGTGGCGCAATAGAAGCATATATCTATGACGACCCTAACCAACTGTTTGTTATACAAGCAGATGGTGCCTCAGCGCAGACCTGTATCGGTAGAAATGCTGACACAGATGGTATTGGCGGTAGTACAACAACGGGCGTAAGCACTCGAGAGCTTGATTCAAGCACAATCGCCACAACTCAAGGGCTTCAGCTCAAGATTATTGGCGTGGTTCAAGACGATATTAATGGGGATCTCACAGCAGATAACGCTAATTTGGTAGTACAAATTAACGAACATGCTTATAGAGGACCTGTAGCTGGAACTTAAGGAGTATAAATAATGGCTATAAGTAGAGCGCAACTCGTAAAAGAATTGCTACCTGGCTTGAATGCTCTCTTTGGACTAGAGTACAGTCGCTATGACCAAGAACATGAAGAAATTTATGACATGGAATCTAGTGACAGAGCTTTTGAAGAAGAGGTTATGCTTACTGGTTTCGACACAGCACCTGTTAAATCGGAAGGAGCCGGAGTAGCATTCGATCAAGCACAAGAAGCCTTCACATCTCGGTATACCCATGAAACGATTGCATTGGCGTTTTCAATTACTGAAGAAGCTATCGAGGACAATCTTTATGACAAACTGTCAGCAAGATACACTCGTGCGCTTGCTAGAAGTATGAGCAACACCAAGCAAGTAAAATCTGCCTCTGTATTAAACAGAGCCTTTAACTCAAGTTATGTAGGCGGCGACGGTAAAGAACTTTGCGCAACAGACCACCCAACTGTGGGCGGCGCTAATTTGCGTAATGAGCTTTCTACCTCGGCTGATCTTAACGAAACTTCGTTAGAGCAAGCTCTGATTGATATTGCAGCATTTACAGATGAACGCGGACTAAAAGTCGCTCTTCAAGGAATGAAGTTAGTTATTCCTAAAGAGCTTCAATTTACCGCTGATCGTTTGATGGAATCACAGGGACGTGTCGCTACTTCTGATAATGATATTAACGCTATACGCAATATGGGCATGGTCCCTGAAGGCTATACCGTAAATCATTATCTTACTGATACAGATGCGTGGTTCATTAAGACTGATTGTCCAAACGGATTTAAAATGTTTAACCGTTCACCAATCAAGACTTCAATGGAAGCGGATTTCGATACCGGTAATGTACGATACAAGGCACGCGAAAGATATTCGTTTGGGTGGTCTGACCCCCGAGCAGTCTTTGGCAGCCCCGGAGCGTAAGCAACAAGCTAAATATGGAAGAGGTAATACACTGTTTGTAGCACAAACAGACTTTCTTACTCAGTATTACAGAAAAGGGAGCTTCGGCTCCCTTTTTTCTTTCTTTTTCACGTCTTTCCAAGTAGTATAGTTATTGTATCTAGGAGTAACTTGTCCTACAGACTGACCTAGCAGACAAGCCAAGACGGTAGGACTTATTTTTTTCTCAGGAGGAAAATTATGGCTAAATCAACCTTTTCGGGACCAGTTCAATCATTGGCTGGTTTTATTTCCGCAGGGAACGCTAACGTAGTCAGTTTGACCGCTGATACGTCTTTGACAGTAGCTTCTCATGCCGGTAAGGTCTTAATAACCAATGATGCAGACGGCAAGTTTACACTGCCTTCTATTGTTGCGACTGCACCAGGCGCGGACGACGATCCTAACCAAACCAATAACTTAGGCGCTACCTTTACATTTATAGTTGTTACAGCGGCGACAGACATGGACATATTGACCGATGGCACAGATAAGTTTGTGGGCGGCCTTTATACTGGAGTCGATGATTCAACAGGGAAGACCTTTATATCTGGCTCAAGTAACGATGTTATTACTATGAACGGAAGCACTAAGGGCGGACTTGCTGGCAGTATTGTAAAAGTAACTGCGATGGCTTCTGCTAAGTATGCTGTTGAAGGACTCATTCTTGGATCAGGAACTATAGTAACACCATTCGCAGATTCGTAGGAGGTGACACATGGCTGATTCAGTCACAGGACCAACTATTCAATACGACTACGATAAGAAACTGGTTACATATTGTTCTGTTTATTCAGATGGAACAGGCAGTAGCACAACATTAGTTGACGTTTCCGCTTTGAACCAGTCTGCTAATAAAGAAACATGTGCTCATGTGGCGCTGAACAAAATCTGGTACACCTGTAGTGGAGCGCCTGACGCACCTGCATCTCTTGATTGGGACGCAACTACAAACGTTACCTTTTTGACTTTAGCCTATGACAACATGTTTGACTTTAGTTCAATTGGAGGTCTAGTTAATACAGAAGCATCGGGATACACAGGAGACGTTCTCTTAGTAGTTCCGTCCACCGCTGATGCGGGGAACGAATACACCGTTTGGTGTGAGTTCAATAAGTATTACGAAGCACCTAATAACTAATGGCTACGTCAGGAACAACTACGTTCGATCTAAACGTCGACGAGTTGATCGAAGAAGCGTTTGAACGTTGCGGACTAGAATTAAGGACCGGCTACGATCTGGAAACAGCTAGGCGGTCCCTTAATCTTATGTTCGCTGAGTGGGCGAATCGAGGATTAAATCTTTGGCTTATTGTTGAAAGAACGGAGTCTTTAACAGAAGGCACTACCAGCTATGATCTTGACACGGATCTAGTTAATGTGCTCTCCGCTGTTATTCGTCGCACTTCTGGGGGAACAACCACCGATTATCAAGTAGACAGGATTAGTCGTAGTGATTACCACTATCTTCCAAACAAGAGCACGAAATCAAGGCCGACGCAGTTTTATGTAGAAAAAAGCATAACGCCGAAGCTGTATTTATATCCAGCACCAGAAAACTCCACAGATGTTTTTCGCTACTATGCTTTAACTCGCATACAAGACGCGGGCGTTTTTACTAATACACTGGAAATAACGTTTGAGTTTCTCCCAGCTATGGCAGCGGGACTGGCTTATTATATAGCTATTAAAAGAACTCCGGATCGTGTGCAAATGCTCAAACAAATCTATGACGAAGAATGGGCACGAGCCGCCTCTGAAAACATAGACACAGTAAGCTCTCGTTTTTTGCCGTCTAGGACAATTATCTAATGGCTTTTGCGAGCGGAAAAAAGGCTTGGGGTATTTGTGATATATCTGGGTTTCGTTATCGTTTAAGGGACATGAAAAAGACCTGGGACGGATTTTTAGTTGGCCCAGATCAGTGGAGCCCTAAGCACCCACAATTAAATCCACCCCATTTTACAGCGGACGCGGAAGCTTTGCGCAACCCCCGTCCCGCTAGAACAGAGCCGGTGGCAGATGCTTTACTGACCAATAATCCTTTTCTTTCAACAGCGGGAAGCGCGGTTATTAAAGTTTTTGAAGACGACCACGGCAGAAGTACCGGGGACAAAGTACGTTTTAGAGGAGCAGAGGCTTTTGATGGCTTCACCAGTGGAACTTTAGTTGATCCAGACGCTTATTCGATTACAAAGGTTGACGCGGATACCTACACTTTTTCAGCCGTTGCTGGAACAGGCACAAGTGGAGCAAGAGGCGGAGGAGCCTTTGTTTCAGTGGGTCCCGCTCAGGCACTATTGCCTTTAAACCCTTTTAGAACAGCGGCTTCGGGAGAAAATGCTATAATTCATGTGACCGAGTTTAAGCACAACAGGACCACGGGCGACACAGTTCGTTTTCGTAGCACCGAAGCGTTTGATGGAATAACAACAACCGTGCTTGAAAGCTCAAATGGATATACAATAACAGTTGTGGACGATAACGAATATAAATTTACTTCAACAGGAACCGCTACAACCGGAGACATTACCGGTGGCGGATCTACAGCAACAGCAGGGCCAACATCGTGAGCTTTACTTATAGTGGAATGAAAACAGCGATTCAGAATTACATGGATAATTCTGAGACAACTTTTACTAA